AGAGAACCTGTTGAGTTAATAGAAATACCTGTTGTTGTGGATATATTTTGCCCCGAAGTATTACTAGTAAATGTAGTCCCACCCATAAGTGGAGTATTATTAACTACACCTGCATTAGTATCCCCACCACCTCTAGTAAGGTGTGAGTGACCGGGGTCAGTAACAGTATGCGTATGACTTACAACAATTGCGTCTTTAGAGCCGCCAGTTTCTTCCACAGTATTAAAAGAAGTATCCCCAGCGTCTAAACCAACCATAAATCTACCGGCACCAAACGCTGTCCAAGTGCCAAACCCTAACAACGTGCTAGGGTTTGTACTGCTTGTTGCATTGGTATAGATAGAACCTACCGGGTATAGCGAACTTTTTATCGCGTCTACTACGTCTTGCACAAATGCTGTTGTAGCTAATTTAGTGCTGTCATCCGATGTAGACTGGGTAACCCCGGTCGTACCTGACGGCAAAGAAGGTGTGCCGGTGAATGTAGGCGACGCGAGGTCAGCTTTTGTAGCTATAGCTGTAGCAATATTGTTGAACTCCGTGTCAATTTCGGTGCCTTTAACAATTTTGGCAGCATTGCCTGACGACAAAGAATCCTTAGATGCGAAGTCCGTACTTTTTGTGTAATTACTCATGATACTCGCCCGTTCTTGGTGAGAATTTCAATCTTTTGGATAGACAGCTCAGAAGAGTTAATTTCTGCCTCATAGCCCGTCTGCACAATACGCCCCGATCCAGTACCTTGCGCATAGAGGGTTTGTAATGCGATACCACCGCTGTACTGTGCTACAGGCACACCATTCGCTCCGTACTCAGCAATGCCGTACTCCGACACGCCTTGCGTAGGAATCTGCGCATTTTGCGAGTAAAAATTTTCAGTGAAATCAAACCCCCACTTTATGGTGACAACTTGATTAGTACCGCCAATCACCACGACACCAATACGTTTTAAGATGGACGTTACACTTTGGTCGCCTAAATCTGACTGATTGGTGTAGTAGTAAAGACGATAGGTATCCGTGTCGTCCAAATACCCGTTGTATCTACCGATATACCCACTCTTACCGATTAACAAATCACCGTTACGACGGGACAACAATGCCGTTGGTGATATATCCCGCCAATTAGTGACTCTTGACGACCCGTCCTCTAATACGCCGCGTGTATCAAACACATAGACGAAGTTAGCGGTTGGGAACGTGATTAGGTAGAACGCATTGATTTCTGAATAAATCGCTTTAATGTTGGCCGGGTTTTCTCCTGAAGCCATTCGCACAATGTCGTTACGAACATTTTTGCTCAAGTCACGAAACGGCGCGGACTTCTCTTGAATCGTGCGTAACACCGACCGCACACCGCTGTTTGACAAGAACACGACATCCGTGTTGGTATTCTGCACCGAATCGCGTGCAATGCAACCAATCCCGCCGACCGTGTCGTAAAGCGACATCGTCGACGGCGCTGTTGCGCCTTGGTAAACCAAAATCTGGCGCTTACCAAAAATGAACAAGAAACCGTTATGCGCTGCTAACGCGACAATCTCATCCGGCCCGTTTGGCCACACGGTGTTGACGTTAAGTGACCCCGCCGTGCCGGTTGACCAGACGTGGCCTGCAATCAAGTCGGAAAAATACAGGGTCTGTTTATTGCCTGCCGTATTAGCCGCCCATAGACGACCGTAAGCTGAGATAACGCAATCAGCAGAAGGTACCGTAGCAGCGTAACCTGTCTTCTCGGAAACACGGCGATAGGTTGTGGTGCTTACCGCAGGATCGTAAATTAACGGATCGTGGCCGGTCTGGAAAAAGTAAGTGATGCCATTTAACGATGCGCATTGCCAGTTGTTGGCGGTGATCGTTGGGGCGGTACCCCCTCCCCCGTAGGTCAACTCGACGACAGCATTGCTACCGTCGAGCTTAAACAACTTACTGTTGCCAGCAAACAGAACGGTGTACACACCGTCCGCGCCGACCAGTTCATGGATGACGCCGACACTGTTCGCGCCTAAGTTGCCAGACGACGAGTTAACTTTCGACCACCCCTTACGCGCGCCGATGCGGCCATACTGGTCGATGACACAGTTAGTCGCCTCCAAAGCAAACCCGGCCGCCAAATCCATCGGCGAATCTTGGGTGTTCAGGCCAAAAAAGCCTGGTGCAGAAATCGTATTGACCTGTAGCGCCTGGCTCATGTCGGCACGAACTCCTGCATCTCAGGAAAGCGGGTGGCTTCCAGAGCTATATAATCAGAAAGCATACTTCTGTAGAGCGCATATGCTTCTGAGGAATTTAGACCGCCATCTTCGCCGCGCTCAACCAACGCTCTGGCGTAAGCGTTCTGCGTCACCAGCACGTCCGGCACCAGCACCATCGTTGAGTCCGACGCCAATACTGCTTGCGGCACAGTTAGAAAAAACTTGATGGTGTATACACCGTCGGGGCGCCCCCACAGTTGCACCTTGGCGTCACCACTACCGTCTACACCTTCAAAACAGTATTCGGTTGGCACAGCGTTTACAAACGGCTGGAGATTCTGCTTTCTGCGCATGTCCCCTACGGTGATGTTCTGCATCACGACGTTAGATGTCGTGTTCAACGGGTCACTACTGACGCGGAACTTCTGACCAGCGCCAGTCAAGGAATACTCGTACACACTTCCAGAAGTCGTCACGGTCACTTCGGTGCCGAGCGCATTCCAATCGTAAGCGTCTTCGACCTGCCGTTTGGAGTCGTTGACGAACTTGCCAATCAGTGAGGAGTAGGTAGTCAGACCGACGGTCGATACCGTCTGCTCGCGCAGGCGGATCAGCACATCGTTGACGAGTTCTAAGTAGGTCATTTGCTTTTCGCCTTATTCCTTGCGGATATAGCTCTAGCTTTTGCCTTTGCGTCCGCCTTGGATGATGCGCCCCAGGCTTTTAAAGAGAGCAAGAGCCGTGTTGGCTTGCCATCCTTAAGCTCGGGGCCGGGCATGTTGCCCATCCTAGCGAGAAAAGAAGCTCGTCGTGGGTTGTCGCCAGATTTGACTGGCGCTTTCAGGGTTCCCCCTGTTGCTGCATTATAAGACGCGCGGCCTGTAGCGTTCAAGCCGCCCTTTGGGTTTTGACCGGCTTTTCGCTGCCAGGCTGGAGTCTTCATTTTTTCCTCGGTTTAGCCGTTTTAGCCGATTCCTTAAACGCGGCGGCAGTCGGAGCACCTTTAGACCCAGGCTTGCGCATCTTCTCGCCCGATCCTGCGGCGATGCGCTTACGCTTGGCGTTTATGTTGGCGTACAGGCCGGCCTTCATTTCTTGGCCTTCTTCTTGGCCATGCCGGCTTCCGACAACGCGATCGCGACGGCCTGCTTGCGGCTAGTCACTACAGGGCCGCCTTTACCTGAGTGCAGGCCGCCGGCCTTGTACTCACGCATGACCTTGCTAACCTTCTTTTCGGCTTTGGTTTTCATACTAACTCCGTTACGGATACGACGGACGCAGTAACAGTTGCATCTTTGATAAACGCAATTCGATGCCCAGGAGTTACAGGGAAAATTTCGCTCCAATTATTGGGCATCATTGGCGAAGTAGTCACCGATGCCGTTGGGCTTGCACCAATTTGAAAATGGCAGTGGCCCGATGAACAAGCTACGCGGATCATCGTTGTGGTTGCGGCAAAGGCAGTCATTGCCACGCTGCTGTTTGTCACGCTGGCAACTTGCGTAGTGCCCAAAGTGGCAACACCAAAAGCAACTTGGTTTGGATCAGGTTGAAAAGTTGACATGTTAGTCCTTAGTAATAGGCCCGCCAGATTTCCACGCGTCACAAGTGCGGTTGGCCGCGCAGGTAAATTGAAACAAGTCGCAGTAGCCCAGATCAGCAGCGGCTACAAACTCTTTATCATAAGACAACTTATCTTCGCTTTCACCTTCGTCTTCATACTCGGCTTCATCTTCGCCTTCGTCTTCGACTTCGGTTTCATCTTCGGATTCATCTTTGTATTCGTCTTTGTATTCATCCTTCTCAAGCCCGCCAACGATGCATTCCATCATGGCAGGCGTTTGGATGAACGCGGCGCAATTACCGCATCGAAGACTTTTTACCGCATCGGTCGGTGCGTTATACATCTTGGCCTTTTTCAGCCAGAAATACTCGTTAGGCTCATCCGGATTGGGCGGCCCATAGCCATACTCCTTAAAAGCATGGTTGCGGTTCTTCAGATTGACATGCACGTCTTGCGTGGCAATCGGGCATGTTTTTCCGAATAGTCCTTCTTTCATTTGATCATCCGATCTGCGACAAAAGTAACCACGCCACCCAAGGCGGACGCGATCGACATGCCGACCCAAAATCCACCTTTGGATTTGTTGGCCATTTCCAACAACTGCTTAATGTCGCCCCGCATAGCGTGAACTTCGCTTTGCAGCGCCTCGACCTGAGCTTCTAACTTGCCGAATTCTCTTGGATCAATATCAGACATTTTCCATCTTCCTTGGTCGTCCGGGTCGCCGAGCTACTTCAGGCGGCCGCATGACTACAATGTGGGATATCTCCTCGACCGGCGCGTCTTCGTCAACACGAACGTAACCGGCGTGGCCCTTCATACTTTCAATGTCGTGCGGAAGCGTAAACGTAACAGTTTGCCCGCTTTGCAAACAGCGGAATGTCGCGACCATGGTGCCTCCAAAAGTGAAAACAGGGGCCGAAGCCCCTGGGTATTACGCCAACGAACGAACGACAACCAAACGCAACGTGGCAGACGCCAAGTTGACTTCAGCGCCTGTTTCGTTTTGGAAACGGATGCTAACGGTGTTCGCTGCGCTGACATAGGCGGTCACAATCAGACCCGCCACATCAACCGCCAGTGAAGCCGACAACACCATGTCGCCGAGTGCTACGCCAGGGACAGCCACTGTATCGGTGTCACCTGCGCCGTCAGCCAAAGTATCGGCGTCCAGCGTGGCACGAACCAACCAAGTGCCGGTGTACAGACCGCGAAACTGGTCATTGCCAGCCCGAACGGTCACGGAAGTTGCATTTGCCATGATGTTCTCCTAATTAGGTGGAAAACCCCCGACCGGTGGCCGGGGGAGTTTAATTAGGCCGGAACTGCCAGAGCGAATGCCGACGAAGAAAGCGCAGCGCCAGTAGTGGCCGCAGTACGCATAGCTTTTACGCCGTACAGGGTGTCAGCCGTGAACAGGGTACCGAGGTATTCCTGCTTGTACTGAGTCTGCGAACGAACAGCCATTTGCTCAACCAGCACCATCGAATCACGGTGGCCCATCAGGCAGATACGGTCAGCGCCCGAGCTACCAGCACCGAAGTCGGCGTTGGAAGTGACGAACACAGGGATACCGTATCT